CGCTTTCAGTATGTTGCGCTTTTATCGGGTTCTAGTGTTGAAGCTGCCACAATGTCGCTTCAAAACTTTTCAACTGCTGTAGGCCAAACGTCTCAAGGAATTGGTCGAGCAAAAGAAGTTTTCGACATTCTCGGCGTATCTGTAAAAAATGCAGACGGCTCAACTAAATCAATAATTCAGTCACTAGATGAAACAGCAGTTGCGCTACAAAGATTTGATAAAATAGAACAGCTTGCTTTGATGGAAAAGCTGGGCATCGATCAAACGCTCATGAACGCGCTTTTAAGCGATGTAAGCGAGCTGGAAGCAGAATTTAATAATCTAACACAATCAATCGACTTCGGCCAAGCTGTCAAAAACTCAGCTGAATTTAATGATGCGCTTGATAGAAATCAAATGCAGATTGCATTCTTAACTGATGCGATGAAGCTTAAACTTTTGCCAACAATTACAAATTTTCTAAAAGGATTTATCGAGACAGTTGGAAAAGTCGGGCCAAAAGTTCAAAAAATTTTAGATCCAGTTCTGGGCGGTGTTTTTGCTATTTTTGAAGGCGTTTATGGTGCAATTACTGGATTGTTTTACGGTTTAGAAATTGTATTTAGCCCTATTATTGCAGCGTTTAAATCATTAGATCAAAAAAGCGGTGGTGCTGCTGGAAAAATATTATCGCTTGCTGGTGCGGCTTTAGTCTTATTTAAAGGGTTTAATTTATTATCTGGTATATTATTAAAGGTAGGCATATCAATAGGTGTTCTAACCGCGCCAGTTGTTGCTGTCATTGCGTTAATTGCAGCACTCGGATTGGTCATAGAAGATTTATATTCTTACAATATAGGCGGCGAGCACTTACTGCCTTGGGACAAGATCGCTAATTTTATCGAGCAAACCAAAAAAGCTTTTTCTGATTTTGTCGATGTTGCAATAAAACCCGCTTGGGAATGGCTTAAAAAAGTTGTGGATGTTTTTTATAATTTTTTAGAAGCTACGCATAAATTTACGCGCGGTGATTTTTCAGGCGCGTTTGAGAGTATGAAAAAATCAGCATCATCCTTTTTAGATGTTTTATCGCCGATAAAAACAGGAATAGAGGGCGTAGCTGGCGCAATAGACAAAACAACTAGAAAAGCATCTGATGCAGTTAAAGCGAGCGGCAAAGCGTTATTGACAGCGGGCGGCAACGAGATTAAACAATTTGCAAATAATCAATTGCTTGTTAGCTCATACGATAAAAAGCCTTTAATGGGTTCATCTAGTTCTAAAAATGCAACAATAAACCAAAAAACAGAGATAAATATTTTGGGAAATTATGGCGCAGATGCAATTGCTAAAAATGTGGTAGCCAAGCAAGCGTCTGTTAATAATAATATAGTTGATAACATGAAGAGGAATATCAATTGATAACTCCCGCAATAATTTATCCGCAAAGAAAAATTGGGCCATTCACTGCGCAAGTGACGATATCCGAGACTTGTGTAGACTCGCTTGAAATAACTCAGCACCCAGTTCATCAGGGCGCGTCTGTCACTGATCATGCGTATATCAAGCCAGCAACTGTAAGTATAAATTTTGTATTTGGCGAAAAAAACGAAGCATTGCAGGTCACGTATGCAAAGCTTTTGCGCTTGCAATCTGATCGAATACCGTTTGATTTACAAACAGGAAAACGCGCCTATTCAAATATGCTGTTATCTTCAATCACGCTAACGACAGACGAAACCACGGAAAATATACTGTCTATATCGTGCGATTTGATCCAGATTATTTTTGTTAGTTCAGAGCTTATACAGATAACGACTAAACGGCCTAAATCAGTTTCGCCGCCTGAAACAAAAAACAAAGAGAAAACTACAGACGCAAGCCAAGCATCTAAAAAAGCGCAAAATAATAAAACTGTAAAAAGCCAAGATTCGGGCAGTAAAAAGGCATTGCCAGAACCTAAGTATGATCCAGTTATAAACAAGATTTACAAATTTGGGGCTAATATAATTCAATGACAGCTTTTCAAATACCAACCAAGCCAACTCCTGAGTCATTTGACGTTAGTTTGTCGGGCGTTAATTATAAATTTGTAACTAGATTTAATTTTGTCGCTAATGTTTGGGTTATTGATATTATTAACGCTAATACAAATTTGCCAATTGTCACAAGTTTGCCAGTTGTGACGGGCGTTAATATTTTAGGCCAATTTGAGTATCTTGGATTTGTTGGCGCATTGTACGCTTTAACCGCTGGCGATGAATTTGCACCCCCTACTTTTGACAACTTTGGATCCGATGGCGTGCTGGTGTATCAAACATGACGCAGCAATATTTGCGAGAGATAAAACTGGTTACATCTAAAGACACTAGCGGCCAAGGCATTGACTTGTCAGCTTTTAGGGTTGTTTTTAGCGTGTATTTATCTGATTCAGAAAAGCCCAATGAAGCCATTGTGCGGATTTATAATTTAGACAAAACAACAACTGACAAAATAAGGCTTGAATATGATCGCATTACGCTTGCCGCAGGTTATAAAGAAAATTCTGGACTCATTTTTGATGGCGTTATTAAGCAAGCTAAAAAAGGCGAAGAAAATTCTACAGATCTTTATATCGAAATTACAGCTAGTGATGGAGATCTTGCTTACAATGATAGCTTTGTTTCGGCTTCAATTTTAAAAGGTTCTGACCAAGATCAAATAGCAAAAAAGCTGGCTGAATCAAGCGGGCTTCCAATTGGATTCAAAGATGAGCTAGAAAATAAAAAATTATCACGCGGCAAAGTTTTGCACGGTGCGCCAAAAAAATACCTGAGAAAATTAGCTGATACAAATAACGCTAGCTGGTCTATCCAAAATGGAAAATTGCAGATAGTTAAACTAAAATCAGTCATACCCAATCAAGCTGTTTTAGTGTCGACAGCTACGGGATTAATCGGATATCCCGAAATTGATATACAATCTATAAAATTCACAACTTTATTAAATCCAAAATACTCAATAGCTGGGCGTATTAAATTAGACCTAGGTCTTGATACGGACGCTTTTTTAAATGCTGATGGCTTATACAGAGTGTATGAGATTTTGCACACGGGCGACACGCACGGCAACAACTGGTACAGCGAGATAACAGCCCTTGATATAGACGCCACACAACCGCCAGAGACGGGCACAGAGACGGGTTAAATGGACAGACGCACGTTATTATTAGATCAACAAGAAACGCTACAGTTAGCACTAGACAGCGCACAAGCAAATATGTGGACGTGTCTACCTGCAATTGTTACTAGCGTTAATTTGTCGGCGCAAACTATTGAATGCCAACCAGCGTTAAAAAGCGAAGTTAGTTTTTATAATAAAAAAGAGGTAGTTAATTTTCCAATTTTGTTAGACGTGCCCATCATGTTTTCGCGTGGAGGCGGCTTTGCTATAACGCACCCTGTCAGCGTTGGCGATGAGTGTCTAGTTGTATTTGCTAGTCGATGCATCGATGCTTGGTGGGAGACGGGTGAGGCTTTAATTCCTACAGAAATTAGATTCCATGATTTGTCAGATGGCTTTGCTTTTTTTGCGCCAACGAGTCAGCCCAAAAAATTAGCAAACGTGCAGACAAACGCTTTAGAATTGCGAACGATAGACAGAAACTTTTATTTGAATTTAAACTCAAGTGGCGTTATAACTATAAAGGCGTCTCAGGTTGACATACAAGCGCCGATTACAACGAATAGCACTATAAACGCATCTGGTAATATAACAGGCGCAGGAGTCAGCCTGAACACGCACACGCACAGCGGCGTAACACCAGGCGGATCAAACACAGGCGGGCCGACATAGTGAGATATAGGCGTCTAGTCAATAATGATTTTAGTTTTGGAAATGGCAATGCTGATTTTTTAGCAGATAGCCCAGAATGCGTGGCTCAAGCAGTTGAAACTAGGCTAGAATTATTTAAAGGCGAATGGTTTTTAAATTTTGAAAGCGGTACGCCTTATTTTCAAGAGATATTTGCAAGCGGCGGCGTAGAGATTGCCCCGTTAGTTTTGCAGCAACGGATTTTGCAAACCGTAGGTGTGACTGATATTTTAGATTTCAGTTTTAGTTTTAATAACGTGACAAGACAAGCTGAATTTCAGGCAGAAATAAACACAGAATTTGGGGCGGCAATCATAAATGGCAATCAGTGACATTTTTAATTTTAATCAAGCCACGGGAACTTTAACAGTTCCGAGCTATGCCCAAGTTTTAGATTATTTAAAAAC